CTCAACTACATATAGAAAAAAAGATCCAATAAAAATAATACATCACTGCACTCCATGGAGAGGTTTATCTGTTTTATTAGGAGCTATGCAATTAGTTAAGAACCCATTAATTAGTTTGGATGTGTATTCTTCAACTGAGGTATATGGTAAATCTTTTTATGACCATAATGATCATTATTACCATGAGCTATATGATCAAGCAAAACAACTATCTAATGTTAATTATATTGGATACAAATCAAATGAATATATTAAAAAACATTTGAAAGACTACAGGTTATTTGTTTATCCAAGTATATGGGAAGAAACTTCTTGTATATCTTTATTAGAAGCTATGTCTGCAGGTCTTTATTGTATAACAACAAATTTTGGTGCTCTTTATGAAACAGGTTCTGAGTTTCCAATGTATGTCCCTTACTCTAATGATTATAGAAGTTTAGCAAAAAAATTTGCAAAAAGTATTGATATTGCTGCACTATCTTTACACGAATCAAGCATCAAGGATCATTTAAAAATGCAAAAAAATTTTGTTAACAATTTCTACAACTGGAAAATAAAAGGTAAAAGCTGGACTAGATTTTTACAAGGAGCAATAGATGCAAAACAATAAACCTATCTGGTTCAATGAAGATACATATCAGACAATAAATCACGATAAAGTAGAACCTGAAACAATAGAGATAAATCTAGATAGAAAACCAATAGCTAAGATAATGGTCTGTACTCCTTGTCATAGTGAGGTTTCAATGCACTACACCCAAGCTGTATTAAAGTTTCAAATGGAATGTATGAAACAAAATATATTGGTTAGTTTTAGTTTGTTAAAATCATCACTTGTTACACAAGGTAGAAACCTGTGTGTAGCAGAATTTATTAATCATGCTGATAATTATGATTACTTATTGTTTATTGATTCAGATATAGATTTTGAATCTAAGACAATATTTAAAATGATAGGAGCTGACAAGGATGTCATTGCTTGTCCTTATCCAATGAAAATGATTGATACAGATAGAATGTGGGCAAAATTACATCAAACAGAACTAATAAAAACAAGAGATGATTTGTTAAAGGCAGGTTACTCTTTTCCATTAAAGATGGACAACAAAGATAGAATAAATATAAACCATGGTATTATAGAGGTTAGTCATGCTCCAACCGGATGCATGTTAATCAAAAGAGAAGTTATAGAAAAAATGATAAAACATCACCCAGAATTACAGATATATCAGCCAACCATAGTTAACGGCAAAGAAACAGCAAAAGAAAATTTTTATAATCTATTTGATACATTACATGATTTAAAAACCAAACGTTATTTTGGTGAGGACTTTGGTTTCTGTCAAAGGTGGACAGATATGGGTGGTAAAGTTCATATTTATGTGCTAGATTATATAACCCATGTAGGGGAGCATCAATATTGTGGTAGATTCTATGATCAATTAGAAGCTTTAAAACGTATTGACGACGAAGAAAAAACCAAATAAAATAACAAAATGGCCATCACAAGAGCACAACAAGCTAGACAACTTTATAAAAACGGACAAGGTCCTGCAGGAGGAGCTACTATAGGTAGTGGCAGTCCTCAAAGCGGTAGTCCAAGTAGAGACACCGGAAGTGATTATGGACAATTTGATAGAATAACAGAACGTCAAAGAAAACAAGATTTAAGAGATCTTGCTACAAGACAAGCTGAAGATAGAGCTGAGGAAGCTGTAGAAGTTTTTAGAAGTAGAAACAGAGAAAATAATTTTAATAAATTATTAAATTTTGTTCCTGGTATTGGAGCTGCAAGAAGAATAGCATCTATGGCAGGGCCATTAAATAATAGAGATTTTTTTTTAGAAAAAATAGCACCTAAAAATTTTAATTCATTACCAATTTCTCAACAAGAAAAAATGTTTAATAAATACATGAATAAAAGATCATTAGGAGAAATAGATGCGTATGGAAATCCTATAGATCAAGATAATGATAACAACAATATTATTATACCAGATTCTACAATGAACCAAGGATCAAGCACCACGGAACAAGAAGAAGATAATCCTTTTGTGCCTTATAGATTTATGGCAGATGGTGGACGAATAGGTGCTCAACAAGGTGGGATTATGCCTAGACTAAATGAATTAAGTGGTGATGTATCTTCTGCAGAACAAATGTTACAAGAAATAAATCAAAGATTACAATCAGCTGAATCTACTTTAGGTGAAGGTGGTGGAAATACAACACCTATTGGTTCTGGTATTATGCAACCTGCATTTGAAACTAAAAAACCTTTGTTTGATGAAGATGGATTTAGATTAGGAGATCAAAGATATGGAACCGGTTTAGTTGATGGACCAAAAATGACAGTACCTAGTTTATTAAATCAAACATCAGAAGGTCCAATACAATCACCAATGCAAGATGCTATTAAACAACAGTTTGCAGATGGTGGTATGGCAGAAGAAGATGATCCCGTAGGAGGAATCATGGACCTTGAATCAGGAAGACAGATGTATTTCTTAGGTAAGTTAGTTAAGAAAGCAACAAGAGCTGTTAAAAAAGTTGTTAAATCTCCGTTTGGTAAAGCTCTTATACTTGGTGGATTAACATTTGGAATTCCTGGAGTAAGCAAAGGTTTTTTTAGTAAGGGATTGATGGGGACTAAATCTGGAATAGGTCTTAAAAATTTAATTATGGGTAAACCATTAGGATTTAAAACAGCGGGAGACTCTGTAGCTAGATCAGGTGGTCTTTTAAATTTTATAAAAAACAATAAAGCATTATCTGGTATATTAGGAGCTTCAACTTTAGCAGGATTAAGTGCACCTCAAAGCACTTATGATGCAGAAAAAGAAGATGAGTTTAGTTTAAATATACCCGAAGAACAATATAGGTTTTATGCAGAAGGTGGGAAAGCAGAACCGGTAGCTAAAAAGACCATGCCATTATTAGATATGGATGGTAAAGAAAAAGACTACAGAGAAACAGGTGGTTTTGTAGACATGGGTAGAATGGAAAGAGCTGATGATGTGCCTGCAAGATTATCTAAAAATGAATTTGTATTTACAGCTGATGCTGTAAGAAATGCTGGTGAAGGAGATATAGACAAGGGCGCAGAAGTCATGTATAACATGATGAAAAACCTTGAAGCCGGGGGTGAAGTATCAGAAGAATCGCAAGGCTTAGATGGCGCTAGAAACATGTTTCAAACATCACAAAGATTAGAGGAAGTATTATAATGGCGATACAGACAACAGTAAATAAACCTGCACCATTTGTAGAACAATTAGGAAAAAATTTAGCTGAACAAGTAACAGCACAAACAGGTGTTCCAATAGTATCTTCTGGAGTAGGTTCTCTTTCACAATTAACAGGAGAAACAGCTGATCAATTTGCGGCTAGACAAAAAGCTGCTGAACAATTTGATGTTAGAAAACAAAGTCTAGCAGGAATTGCTCCAACTGTTGCGGCTCAGGATGCATTACAAAAACAAGCACAAGCTTTAGCACAATCAGGTATCGGTTCTTTTCAACCATTTTTACAATCAGCACAAGCTGCTACAGGTCCACAAGCTTTTCAACAGTTTATGTCGCCTTATCAATCACAAGTTATTGACACAACATTAGCCGAGTTTGATAGAAATCAAAAAATACAAGAACAACAAATTAGAGACCAAGCAGTCGCTTCTGGAGCATTTGGTGGCGGTAGAGAAGCAGTTCAGTTAGCAGAGTTTGGTTCAGGAATGGCTAGACAAAGAGCAGGACTAAAAGCTAACTTAGAACAACAAGGTTTAGAATCTGCACAAAGAGCAGCACAACAACAGTTTATAAATCAACAAGGTTTAGCACGACTACTACCTGGTTTACAAAGTCAAGATGTTTCAACATTAGGAAGACTAGGTTCTGTTAATCAAGCTCAAGCTCAGGCAGAATTAGATGCACAAAGACAAGCAAATAGAATGGCTACATTCCAACCACAAGAACAGGTTGATAGATTTTCAAACATAGTAACTGGAATCATGGGTGGATATCCAGGAGGAACACAAACAACTAACGTACCTAATCCATCACCATTACAAACTGCAGTAGGAACAGGAGTAACTCTTGCAGGTATATATAGTGGTTTAGGTGGAAAATTATTTGGATAATGAATAGAACTTTAAAAAGACCGATGTTTAGAATGGGTGGTTCAACAGGAACTGGTATTACATCAGGTCTTGATACACCAAAAAGAGGTATTGTTGATGGACCAGGAAAATATTCACAACCAGCAACAGATGCTGAATTAGTTCAAAAATCTTTATCTAGAACTAAAGAAGTATTACCTATCTTAGAAGAGTTACAAGGAACACAATCACCTTTTTCAGCAGCGGGTGGTCCAGGATTTTTAACATCGTTTGGTTTAGATTTAATGTCTAGACCTTCAAGAGGTAGAGGTCTTACTGGATTTTTAAATACCGCAGCAGAATCTGCAAAAGGACCTTTTGAAAATTTACAAGCAGCACAAATGATGAATAGAAGAAGAAAGGGTGAACAAGCTGCGGATACTTTTTCAAACATTCTTGCATCAGAATATAGTTTAGAAGAAGAAAAACAAAAACAAGCAAATGAAACATCTCAAAAATTTGAAAGAATTGAAAGAGCTAATTTATCAAACGAGTTTTATGATAATAAAATTAAAGAAAAAGAAAATGATTTATTAAATGCTAGTCCTCAAGAAAGAGAAAATGTTCAAAAAGAAATTAATCTTTTAATTGAAAAAAAAGATGATCAATATAACTCAATTATATCAGGTAAAATGTCAAATGATGAATTTGTAAAAGATATTATTATTGCTGGTGTTAAAAACGATATATTTGATCCTGAAAAAGTTGCAAAAAAATTTCCTGATTTAGCTAATTTATTATATGCAGATGGTGGCAGAGCTGGTTACAATTTAGGTGGTCAAGCAATGATGCCTGGAGTAGCTAATGCAGAAGAAGAGCAAGTTCAAGATTTATCTTATAATGAATTAAGATCAAGACTACCACAATCTATAAGCAATGATGTAGTGCAAGTTATTTCACAAAGTAAACAAGCTTTGTTGGATTTTGCTAACATAAGAGATCAACAAGACGTACAAGAATTTAACCAAAAGTATAACGTAAGTTTGAATATCGCACAGGAGGGTTAAATGGCCGACCCTTTTAAACAAAAAGAAAAAAGCATAGAACGTGCTGAAAGCATAACAGGACTTGCAAAAGAAGTTTTAAACAAAAAGAAAAAACCTGTAAAGTTTACTTGGAAAGGTTTTGCTAATCTTGCATCTAATTTTTTAACAACAAATCCTTTTGATAAATTAAAATTAGATAGAATAAAAGAATTACAAGAAGGTTCCGAAGCAAAAGAAAAAGATTATATAGATTTTTTTGAAGACATAGAAAAAAGTTTGTATGGTGGTGTTCAAGATTTAGGTTATGCTGTAGGTGATTTATTAACTTCAGGTGTTGATGCTGCGGTGGGGACAGATCTTGCAGAAAAATTAGAGAAAGTTTATGAAGAAAATAAAATAAAAGATCCTGAAACACTTACAGGAGAAGTTACTAAAGTTCTTACACAATATGGTTTACCAGGTGGTGCAGCGTTTAAAATATTAAATAGATTTAAAATATTTCAAAGAAATAGAAAATTAGCAGACACAGGAACTAAATTACAAAAAGCATCACAGATTGCAAAAAGAGCTGGGTATATGTCTAGTGCTCTCGCTGCAACAGATTTTGTTGCATCTACTCCAGATAAAGAAACTTTGTTTGTTGAAGAAGAAAAAACAGAAGGACTAACTGGTAGAGATTTAGCATTAGCTAAATTAAGAAATAGAGTTAGATTTGGTACAGAGGGTGCATTAATTGGTGGTGGTTTTTCTTTAGTTGGTAAACCAGTAGCTCTTGGTTTCAAGTATGGTATCTTTAAACCTGGTGCAAAGGTAGCGGGTATTGGATTGAAAGCAATAGACAAGGCTGTTGTATCACCGCTCACGTACCTTGGATCAAAAGCAATACCAGCTCCTGCAGGTAAAGCATTAAGAAACGCAAGTTCTTTTGTAGTTAATAAAGCATTAGCACCAATTAGATTAGGCACTGGAGCAAAACAACTACCTAAGTTTCAAGAATGGAAATTATTTAGTAGAGATAGCAAAGACCCTCTAGAAAGAAGATTAAAAAAACTTTCTGGTTTTTTAGAAAAGTTTACATCACAAGGAAAACTAACTGGACTTGGTTATCAAATATCATCAGAAGCTAAAAGAGAAATAAAAGCACAATCAAGAACTATAGAAAAATATTTAGAGTCTATTGAAAAGAAAGCATATAATCTTGCAAAAGATTTTGAAACAAAACACAATACAAAAACTACATCAGAAGCTAGTCAAGATTATTATTTAGATCAGATACTTGCTTACTTAAAAGGTAATGCACAATTAAAATCTGTAGCACCTGATCTACAGGGAAGTGCAAAAAGTTTAAATAATGAATTATTACAAATAAAACAAAAATTTGCGGATTTATTACCTGAAGGCGATCTTAAAAATTTCATGTTAGATAATTTAAAAACATACATGAGACAATCATTTAGTATTTTTACAAACCCCAACTATCAACCAGATAAAAAAATATATGATGGTGCAGTAAACTGGGTAGCTAAAAATGTTGTACAAGCAAACAAAGATTTAAGAGGAGAAGCTCTAAAAACATTAAAGACTGGTAAAATGACAGACAAACAAGCTATTGATGAGATGGCTGAGTCTTTAACAGATAAGATATTAAAAGCAGGTAAGCAGGATGGTGCAGATCCGTTACAAGTATTAAGAAATGTAGCAGGAAAAGATTTTTTAAGAACAGATAGAATAATAAGAACTGGTGAAGAACTGCCTGATGCTATTAAAAAATTATTAGGACAAGAAGATAATTTAAAAGCCTCAGTGTTAACCACTACATCACATGCCATAACACATGCTGTTAATAAACAATCTTTTGATAAACTAGCTAGAATAGGTTTAGATGAAGGTTGGTTGTTTAGAAGTAAGGCAGCGGCAGAAGCTAAAAGATATTTAGATGCAGAAAAAATAGGTGATGTAAAAAGTTTAGGTTTACTTAAAAGTGAAATGTCTAAATTATATGCAACACCAGAACTTACAGAAGTGTTTAGACAAACAAGAAAAGGTTTAGATACGTGGATACAAAACGGTGTATATAGAAATATATTACAATTAAAAGTAGCAGCACAATATGGTAAGACTGTATTATCACCTGTTACACAAGTGCGTAACGTTTCATCTGCAAGTTTATTTCCATTAGCTAATGGTCACATAGGTGGTAGAGCATCTGTATCAGAATCATTAAAAATGACAATTGATGATATATTTGGTGCAGGGAAAGTTATAGATGAAGACACATTTATTAAAAATGTAGAAAATAAAATACGTCTTGGTGTTCTAGATGAAAATATTGTAGCTTCAGAACTTAAAGCAGTATTACAAGAAATAAAAAATACAAAAGGTCTAACAAGTTTGGATAAAATTATAAGAGCATTATCAGATGGTAAGTTTGCATTTGATGACACAGTTCTTAAAAAAACTGGAGAAACAATAAGTAAATTTGGTAAAGGTGCTGCTAGAGTATACGCAGGTGGTGATAACATGTGGAAATGGTATGGACATGAATATGTAAAATCACAACTAAGAGGTTTATATAGTAAAACAAGTGATATTGCTAAATGGTATGATGAAATAGTTGGTAGAAAGTTTGATCCTAAAAATACATTTACAGGTAAACTAAAAACATTTGATGAAGCAGTAGATGAAGCTGCAGCATGGTATATTAGAAATACGTATCCAACATACAGTAAAGTTCCTGAGTTTGTTCAGTCAATTAGAAAATTACCTTTTGGTAATTTCGTATCTTTCCCAGCAGAAATGATAAGAACTACATACAATATTATAGAGTTAGGTGCTAAAGAAGCAACATCAGCAAATCCTAAATTAAGACAGATGGGTCTTAGAAGATTATTAGGTGCTTACGTAACATTATCTGGAACGGGACTCGCTGTTGGTAAGACAGCACAAGCATTAACTGGTGTAACAATGGATGAAATAGAGGCATATAAAAGAAGCCTATCAGCACCATGGGAAAAGAGAGCACAAATTATACCTATTAACAAATGGAAAGAAGGTGTTGGTAAAGCAATTAACTTCTCATACTTTAGTCCGTACGATGTAGTAACAAAACCAGTTGAAGCTATATTTAAACAATGGCAAGAAGGGACTGTTAGAGATCAAGATGTAGGAGATAAATTACTTGCTCAAGCTCTTGATCAAGATGGACCTTTAAGAACATTATTAGATCCTTTTATTACTCAATCAATTGCACTTGAAAGATTTACTGATGTATTACCAGCAGAAGTAGGACTGGGTAATAGAGGTGGTGTAACTAAAACGGGTTCAAAAGTATATTCAAAAACAGATACAGCTGGTGATAAAATTTCAAAAAGTTTTATACATATATTAAAAGGTATAGAACCAGGAGCAGTTACAACAGGAAGAAAACTTGTTCAAGGTTTACAAGGCGATGTAAAAAGAGGTGGCCAACCCGTATCACTACAAGATGAAATACTTGCTCTACTATCAGGTATTAGAATTATTAATATAGATGCACCACGAACCATGCAATATAAAATCACAGAATATAATAACAACAAAAGATCTGTTACAGCTACAGAAAAATTTTTTAGTTTAGAAGATTTTAGACAAAGAGGACCAGAAGTTTTAGCAGAAGAATTTAAAGATATTCAAGAAGAAAACCTAAGAGTTAATAGAGATTTTTATCAAGTGTTAGAAGATGCTCAAACAATGGGTGTGCCTAAACAAAAATTAAAAAAAATAATGAAAGACAGAGGTATATCTTCTAAAAACTCTAACAAACTTTTAAGAGGAGTTAATATACCTTACTCAGGATACGAGGGTCGTATGAAAAAAAGAGTTATTGATGCTAGAAAATTATCTAAAGAATTAAATGAAGGATCTATAAATAGAAATTATTTTTATCCTAGAAGATTATTTAAACAAATAGAGAGAGAATACAAAAGAAAAAACATTAAGCCTATTGAATTAGGTCCAGGTCTTATTGAAAGAGGTATAAGAGGAGCACAAGATTTATTGGGTAGTGTACCTCAACAAGATACAACAGTTCAACAAGCTAATATACAAACACCACCATTACCAAATACACCAATGCCTACAGTAAAAACAGCGCAGAATATTAACCCAAATACTAACTTGACACGGACAGAGACTGCGTTACTATCTCCAGAAGAACAGGTTATAGCGAGTAGAACATAATGCCAAACGGAGATAAAATTAGACCTAAAAATACTAGAGAGCATTTAATTGCTATCTATGGGTATATTACCGGATTAAAAAAAGATGTTAAACATATGCATGAAGGTGTTCACGATTTGGGCGGTAAGATAGACAAGATCTATTGGGTGTTATTGGGTACTGTAGGGGCAGTATCACTTCTGTTGCTAGAAAAAGTTTTAGACAAAGGTTGGTTTTAAAATGCAGTTATCTAGAAACTTTAGCCTACAAGAATTAACAAAATCAGATACAGCTATACGTAAAGGTATTGACAACGAACCTAACGCTGATCAGATAGATAAATTAAAATCATTGTGTGAAAATATTTTACAGCCGGTACGTGATCAGTTCGGTAGAGTAAAAGTGACTAGCGGCTATCGTAGCCCTGAACTTTGTGTTGCCATCGGCAGTTCAATTGGATCACAACATGCAAAAGCTGAGGCGGTTGATTTCGAATGTATGGGAGTTGACAACGCTGAGGTAGCAGACTGGGTTAAAATGAACTGTGAAGTAGATCAATTAATTTTGGAGTATTATACTCCTGGTGAGCCTAACTCTGGATGGATACACGCAAGCTATGTACCATTCAATCCAAGACATCAATATCTAAGAGCATACAGAGAAGATGGAAAAACTAGATACAAACCAGTTATTGGAAAAGCAGTAGACCTGGTTTAGATCCAATCTTTTAATTCTTCACCCATAACTTCAGATGCAATGTTTATTTTTTTACGTAAAGCTTCTACTATTTTTTCATCAATAGTATCCTCAGCAATGAGATCAATATATGTTACAGTTTTTTTCTGACCTATTCTATGAGCTCTATCTTCTGATTGTAGTCTTTTTTCTAGATCATATCCATTAGAATAATAAATAACAGTATTAGCTTGTGTAAGCGTAATACCGTAACCACCTGTTTGAGGTGTACCTACAATAAATCTACATTTAGGATCGTTTTGAAATCTACGTATATAGTTTTGTCTATCTTCTTGTGGTGTCAAACCATAGTAATGAACGTAAGAATCTTTGCCATATACTTTAATTAATTTCTGTATAATCTCTCCTACACTTAACTGATAGTTAGCCCAGATAATAACTTTACCCTCAGTATCTTCTAAGATAGACATCAACTCATTAAGTCTATTACTTTCTACTGCTTGAGTTGTACCATCATCAGCTGCTACGTAACCACATGTAATTTGATGTAGTCGCATCAGCTGTGTTAACACAGTCATGGTAGTTGTAACTTTACCATTGAGCACAGCTATAGCTGCTTTCTTCATCTGTTCATAAACTTTCTTTTGTTCTGGTGTAAGTGTTACATGACGTTTGATAAATACTTTAGGTGGTAGATCTAAACAATCTTCTTTTAATACTCTGTAAGAAAATTGTTTTACTGTATCAGATAACTCGCTTAAATTTTGAAACTTATCAACTACCTGGATAGAACGTCCATGCACATGCATCGTTTTCATTTCAGCATACCTATTACGAAACGCGTAGTAAGAACTAAAGTCCAATAACCACGGATCAAGGAACTCACATTGTGTGTACAAATCCAACGGGTTTTTTGTAATAGGAGAACCTGTCATTATTCTTTTATACTTTGCATGTTTACCAATACCTATTATGTTTTTAGTTCTTCTTGCAGACGGTGTTTTGATAGTTGTTGATTCATCAATGGCCATCATAGCTTTGTGAGTATTAATAAATTTACTAGCAAATTTAACACCTTTATCTGTAGATAACGCTTCAACATTCATAACTAAAATATGAAACGCAGATTCTATTTCAAACAAAGATTCTAATTTTTCTCTTTGAGTTTTTGTAATATTTGGTTGCCACAATACAGACACATTTTCTATATGGTCTGGCAAATGTGTAGGTAGTTCTTGTTCATACCAAGTTTTAACAACACCTTTTGGTGCAATAATTAAAGCACCATCTATCTTGCCTTTGTCATACAACATAGCAATATTATCTATTAATACTTTTGTTTTGCCTGTACCCATTTCCATAAAGTAAGCAAAGTTTTCTTTGTTCCACGATTTTTCCAACGCAGTTAATTGATGTGCGTATGGTTTAGTTTTAAATTTATAATTCATAATTTATTTTCTTCTTTCTATTGACTTCCATATAATAGATGTTATATCGTTTGTCAATGTCAGAAAGAAAAGTTTACGTCATACAAGAAATACCGGGAAGCAAAGCAGGCAGTCCTAAAATAAATATTATGGGTGCAGCTGATTATTCTACTTCAGGTAAGTTTAATTTTTTGTTACCAGAATTTTCTCAAATGATTTTTTCTCCTGGTCCATTAATTTATAAATTAAGAAAAGGTTTAAAAAATTATACACCAGATGATTACTTATTATTAACAGGAGATCCTGCAATCATAGGTGTTGCATGTTCTATTGTATCTGATATTACAAACGGCAAATACAATGTATTGAAATGGGATAAACAAGAAAGAAAATATTATCCTATTGAAATTAATCTATACGAGAAAGGAGAAATAGATGACAATTGATTTTGAAAAGGATCAACAAGATGCAATGAGCAAAACTGAACACATTCAGTCTCTTGCAGATCAAGTATCAATGTTAGAGGGTCTAAACAAAAGAATAGAAACAAGTGAGGACAATCTAAAAGATTTAAAAAAAGAATACCAACGTATATCAGGTGAGGTTATACCAACCATGATGTCCGAAATGGGTTTAGCAGAATTAAAACTTCAAGATGGATCACATCTTAAAGTTTCAACGTCGTATCGTGCTACTATTACAGAAGCAAATAAAGAAGCGGCGTTTAACTGGCTTCGTGAAAATGGCTTAGGCGATATAATCAAAAACGAGATACTCGTATCGTTTGGT